GAAAAGGTCAAGATGCGCCTGATTGCGATGGGAAACACCAAGCCCCAGGTGGAACTCATCCTCGGCAGCACGATCGGCAAGGCGTGGAAACTGGTCAACGTGCCGTTCCAACCGGAGTATCCCGGCGACCGCCAGTGGAACATGGATGCGGCCCAGTACGCCTACCCGCCAGCGATTCTGGAGCGGGACGAGATTCCGCATCATCCGAATTGGGACCGGGTACTCAAGCACTGCGGCCAAGACCTGGATGGGGCCGTGCGAGGAAACGATTGGTGCAAGCTGCACAATATCAAAACAGGCGCGGACTACCTGCTGCATTGGATCGCCTTCTTGCTGCGTGATCCGTTCCAACCATTGCCCTATTTTTTTCTCTACGGAAACCAGAACAACGGCAAGTCGATCCTGCACCAGGCAATCAAGCTGCTGATGACCAAGGGAGTGGCCTCGGCCGACCGGGCGCTGAACAGCAACAACGATTTCAACGGCGAGCTTGCCAACTGCGTGCTGGCCTACATCGAGGAAACGGACCTCAGCTCGAATGACGGCAAGGCGTACAACCGCATCAAGGAAAGGACCACCAACGACGAACTCTGGATTCGACGGATGCGCACGGACGCCTACAAGCAGCGGAACACGCTCCACTTTGTCCAGACAGGCAACAAGCTGCGAAACCTTTACCTGGAGTCGAATGACACGCGGATCGTCGTGATCTTCGTGCCGGACCTCGCGCCGGGCGAGGAGATTCCAAAGAATGAGTTGATCGCCAAGCTCAAGGACGAGGCCCCGCATTTCATGCGGACAGTCATGGACCTGACCCTGCCGTCACCTCACAGCCGCATGGGATTGCCTCCGCTGCGGACCCGCAACAAGGAGCGGGCAGAGGAGATCAACAGCAATCCGCTTGAAACCTTCATCGCTGAGCAGTGCTACCAGGTGCCAGGCGAGATGGTCGAGTTCGCGGAGTTCTACAAGCGGTTCCTGGCATGGCTGCCCGAGGAGAGACGCTATGCCTGGAAGAAGAGCATCGTGCTAGACGAAATCAAGCAGCGTTTTCCCTACGGCGGCTACACGGGGAACAAACGCATGGTCGGCAACCTGTCGTTTGAGGCCAGGACGCCTGAGCCGGGTGTCAAGCCTTGGACCAGCGTAGACAACTGGCTCGTGAGGAAGGAGGAAGCATGAAGATCATTGCAATCGGCCATTACCGCCGTGTCGGAAAAGACACGTTCGCCAACTACCTGATCGAGAAAGTCCGGCACCTGGACCCCCGCTTGCGGATCGGCAAGCGATCGTGGGCCTGGAAGCTCAAGAAAATCTGCCATGAGCTTTACGGCTGGGCGGGTCTCAAGGGGCCGGAATACTACGAGACGGAGCCGGGAGCCAGCGAGCGGGAAGTCATTCTGCCGGCGATCGGGAAAAGCCCGCGCCAAATCTGGATCGACTTCGGAACGCCGGCCGTCCTGGAGCGGGTCTACGATCGCACCTGGCTCGACTATCTGCTCAAGGGCGAACACGACATAGACGTGATGCTCATTCCAGACACGCGGTTCCTCAACGAAGCTGAGGCAGTCCTGGAACTTGGCGGCGAACTTATCAAGGTTGTTCGGCCCGGCTTCGGGCCTGGTCCGAACAAGCCCGACCGGGAGCTTCTGGGCTTCAAGCGGTGGAGCAACGTGATCGGCGAGACAGGCGAGCTTCGTCAACTGGAGCTTTGGGCGGCCCGGTACGCGGCTTGGCTCTGCGGGGCAGAGAAACCGGAGCGGACAGTCGAGGAGATGCAGGAGGCGCTCAAGGCTGTTGAGCCGTGGGAGGCTGAGGAGAAGGCCAAAGACAAGGAGGAGATGCTGGTATGACCAAGACCTACTCTGGCCTCGTCCACCTGAACGGCAATCTCCTGGCTTCGATCGACCTGGAAACCACCGGCCTCCAGGCCGGCTACCATGAGCCGATCCAGATCGCCGTGGTGCCGCTCGATAGCGACATACGGCCGCTGGAAGGGGTGCGGCCGTTCTACACGACGATCCGGCCCGAACACCCGGAGCGCCAGGAAAAGCGGGTGGGGTTCGTTCACGGTCTCAAACTGGAGGACTTGGTTCTCCATGCTCCAGAGGCCGGTAGAGTGCAAGACCTGCTCGTGGAATGGGGGGAGAAACTCGATCTGCCGGTGGGCAAGCAGCTTGTGCCGCTAGCCCATAACTGGGCCTTCGAGTCGCGGTTCCTGCAATCGTGGCTGGGCGTCGATCTCGCCAATACTCTTTTCTCCGGTCATGCCCGCGATGCCATGTTGTTTGCCCTGGCTTTGAACGACAAGGCGGCATTTTTGGGACTGCCAGCCCCGTTTGCTCGGGTCGGTCTAGGGTCGATATGCAGGCGGTTCGGCATCACGAATCCGAATCCGCATGACGCGCTTTGCGATGCACTCGCCGAGGCAGAATGCTACCGGGCAATGCTGACGATGGAACTGTTGTAGACTGTTAGGGCACAAGAAAGGGCGCTCAGGTTTCGACCTGAGCGCCCTTTCTTCATGCGCACTACTTGCCTTTGCGGTGAAAGCCCTTCAAGGTTTTCGCTAAAGCGATCTGACGCTTCGTTGTCGTCGAGACGTTCTTCGGCGGATGGGCCATGTAATCGGCCAGGCTCATGTGAGCCGTCTTGGCCTTCCTGGTCAGCGCGCCGGGATGCTTGATCGCACCCTGAATCCATTTCTTTGCCATGTGACTTGGCTCCTATTTGTTATCTCACCTTCAAGGTGAAGTACCTGCTGGCCCCGTAAGTCAGTCCTGGACCAGTTACAGTCAAATCGAATTGGACATCCTCGGGCCAGTTGAAAGCCCGCTTTGTTCGCACATCGTTCCCGACCTGTTCCAAGTCCCAGTTGGGATACAGACTGGCGGTAAACAGGGGGTTGCTACAGGTGATTTGCCCTACCACAGTACCAGCGGGACTGCCTACTGGGAGCGTGAAGGGCGTTAGGCCAACCTGCGTGCAGTATCCGCGCACTTCATAACCACCTGGCCAAGGAATCAGAGGCCCGTGATCGTGCGTCTGAGCCTGCAATATCAGTTGGCCATTACCGATCTCGGGATCACCATAGAGCGATATTGTGCCGTTGGGGTGAACTTGACCACTAGCAAGCCCAATATCGGGCAGATCACCATCACACACGTAAATCGGAGTCGAATCGTAGCATGGAATGGAAGTACGTGTACGATAGGCTACAAACGATCTGACGTTCGTAGGATATGACACCCACATTGGAGCGGCGTAGTAGTCCGGGAAAACCTGGAAGCCAGTCAAGGCTGAATATGCACCAAATATCGACCCCTTACGAATGTACTTGATGCAAGACCAGCCGCCTTCCACACACATCACCATCCATGTTTCTGTCTCTGGATATGTGACTTCGCTGGGGCCAGAAAATGGAAGAACGACATCCCCTTCGCAAGGAACTGTACATCCACACCAGCCGTTGTCGATTGCTTCGTCAAGCTCCTCGATGAGTGGCCAAAGCCATCGGCCCGTTGCATCAGCACTGAAACTGTTCTCTGGGCAGATCACCATCAACTTGCCCCGAGCAGCGGTGATGTCGGCGGTTGTCCAAATGTGCGGTGCCTCAGCAAGCGGCAATGTGCCCGGCGACGTGCAACCACTCGGCGGATTGGCGGCTAGACTGTTGATGTCCGTCAATATCCCGTTCCACCGATCCAGGGTTAGGGGAAAGAGAGCACCCATAGCCGAGACTTATTGGTACAATTGGTGTGTTGCCAATCCCTGACGATCCGCCTGAGACGTGAGTAGCTTGAAGACCCTGCAATCGGCGAAGTCCACCAGCTTACAGCGAGACACATGAACGCCGAATTGCCGCAATTCCTTGCGGACCTCTCTGCTCAGCGTCCTGGTCAGCGCTTCATCCGCAAGGCCCTGCATGATCTCGTCATACGTGTGCGTGACGATCACGCGGGCAACGGCGGATTGCGTCAAGTCGTTGATCGTCGTGTCAACGTCCCAGTTGACCCTGCCGATCGCCCGTACTACGTCGGGAATGCGGTACACCACGAGCGTCTTGAGGACAACCTTCTTTCCATCCTTCGTGACCATCACCTGGTCGGGAATAGCGAGCGTTTGCCTTGCTGTGACAAGCACTTCCACTTCCGTCGTGAGCGGCCAGTACACATGCAGGCCGGGTCCAAGAGACACAATCTTCTTTCCACCCACCCACTTAACGGCCCCATGCGTGGCGCGCACGATGAGGATGCGTGGAAAGAATTGAAAGATGGCTTGGAACAATTGGTTGAGCCAGGCGAACGCGCTTTCCATAGACCCTACTCCGATTGAAGGAATGCGGTTCCTGCTCCGAACTTCTCGCCGAAGTAGTCATACTCGAAGTCAAAGGCGGCATCGTGCTCGCCGTCGCTGACAACAGCCTCAGAGGACATCTGGAGCTTTTTGTCCTTGATCTGCTTGAAGAAACTGTCAAGTCGCGCCGATTCCTTCGTCGTGGAATCCACGATGATCGTCTTGCGGATGTCGATGATCGCTTCGGTCGGAGTGGGCTTGTACTCGTTCTTCTGGTACTCAGGCGTCTGGCGATTGGGACTGGTCGTATCGAAGTTGTTCCTGTCCGGCAAGGGTGGCGGCGGAAGGACTTGATCGCCCTGATCCGAGGGATGCTTATCGCCCTTGCTCTGATGGGTGCGGTAGCCCGAGATCGTGACGACCGTACCGCTGGTCAGGTCGCCATCGGCGTCATTGAAGGGATTGTCGCTGCCGGCGTTCCCGGCCGCCTCCTCCTCAACGGTCGGAAAAACCAGCGTTTGCGATACATCCGCCGGCCAGGCGAAATCGTAGGGCGTCATCGTGCCCGCCTTTATCGGTGTCCACACCTCGAAGCTGATCTCGTTGCTCGCCGAATCGAAGTTCCCCTGTTCGACAATCCCGGTCACGGGACCAGTCGAAACATAAGGCTTCGAGAAGTCGAGCGTCACCGGATCGAGGGCCTCAAGCTGGAGCTTGTGGATGAAGGTGCGGAACCGCAACTTCTTCCAGGTATTGGCCTCGCGGATCAACCAGAAGGTGGCGCTCTTGATGACGTAATCCTGCTGGTTGTAGATGTAGTATTCCTCGGTCTTCTCGTGAGTGCCGTACTTCCTGACGTTGTGCTGGAGGATGACCTTATTGGGTTCATCGACCGCGTAGTGAGGTTGCCACTCGGCAGTGAGCTTCGTTACCAAGTCCTCCGTGTCCGTGTGGAAGACCTCCATCGACTTGGGCACGATGTCGCTTTGCGAGACCGTAATGGTCGCTGTCGGTTGCTCGGGAAGATAGCGGAGATAAAACGTGTTGCCGTTGAGCCAGATGGCGCAGCGGGCCTGCCGTGCGATCTCCTCCAACACCTGGACGATGTTCTTCTGCTCCAAGAGTGCGAAGTTCGACGGATACTGCGCGAGTCGCGTGCGGACGTGGTTGAAGCTGGTAGCATCCGTGGTAAGCTCTGGCGTATACGTCTGGATCAAATACTCCAGGATGTTGACCGTATTCGGCCCGACGTTGGATTGGAACGTGACGTAAAGCTGGTCCTCCCACCCTTCGTCCGTGTAGCTGGACAGCGGCTTGTTGAGCCGCACCATAACAGCCGAGACGCTGCCGAAGCTCTGTGTGCGCACAGAGTAGTATGAGGGCGGCACAGTCACCAACCGCATCACGCCCTCGAAGGCCCGCTTCGCGGACACGTTGAGCACCGTGCCCGGAACGATCGAAACGATGTGGTCGATCGGCTCATCGCCGGCCAGCTTCACACGGCTGCCGCACTCGGCCCAGAACCAGCTTGCGCTGGAACCAGTCACCTTCTCGGTGTAGCCGATCAACTCTCGCGGCCCGGTAGCCGGAATGCGGGTCGCTATAGTCACGTCGATGTGCGGGTTGTCGTTCTTCGTGGCGAACTCCGGGTGCTGGCGGGCAGTGATATGGAACGTCTGACCAGAGAAGTATCCGGTGAAGATGCCGCCATTGATGTCCACCTGAATCGACGTGTTCTGGGGAAAATGTTCGCCGCCGACTACGGTGACGGTGGGCTTTTCCTCCGCCAGTTGCGCGTTCAACTCTGCCTGGAGTTCCGACGCCTGATAGGCAAGCTCGGACATCCGCTGCCAGGCTTCGGATTCGCGGTGTGCGTAGTCGCTGGCCGCAGCATCGTCTCCATGTTCCTGGGCATTGGCTCGCTGCTCGTAGAAGATCAGGGCGATGATGTTGGTATAGTTCCGCTGCGTGGCCAGAACATCCAACTGCATCGGCAGCGTGAAGTCATGGATGCCCACGCCATGCGTGAGCGTCCCGATGATTGGGGCGGTGATTGCCAGGGCCGGCACGTGAAGCGCCGTGCCGAAGATCATCGGCCAGGGCTGACCGACCAGGTTCTCCGGGATTTCGGCGAACGCGCCTTCCTCGGCCGAGAAGCCGACCTGGCGATCCTCCAGCTTGGAAATGATGGAGAAGGATACCGTCCGATCGCCCTCGTTCCAGGTGATCGGGCTGGAGACCTGGCCCTGGAAGACCAGGAACTTCTCGCCTACGGCCAGCCCCTCGAACCATTGATACAAGCGACAGGGCCGCTTGTGGATGTCGTGGGAGTCCAAGATCGCCTTGATCGAGCTGTCCGTGTCGTCCAGGGTGACTTCGATTTGCTGGCTCTGGCCGTTGCCCGAGACGTTGATTACGGCATCGAGTTCTCCGATGCTGAGAATCTTGCCCTTGATCCCGCCAGCAATTTCCCGATCGGCGTACTGTTGCGTGTTGCCAGCCACCCAATCCACTTCCAGGATGTTGATCGGCTCGGTGCCGAAGTGGGTGGCGAGCTTCGTCAGCGATGCGGCGGAAATGATCCTCACTGCTCGACTCCCTCAAACTCGATGGTGATTTCCTGAGTCTCTCCGCGAGGCATCGGCGCGATCGCGGGCGCTGCACGCGATGGCGTGTCGAACTCGAAGGGATTGTTGACGAAATGGCCTACCCAGACCCGCTCGTTGTGGTCCGTCACTTTGATTGCCGTGGCATAATAGGCTTGGATGAAGGCCCTGAGTTCCAGGGCCTTGTTCCGCGTGAGTAGGAAGGTCCATTGCAGCCCTCGGCGTCCGTGTTTCGTCTTGACGTAGGTGTAAAGCGTGCCGTCCATTGCGCGCTTCACCATGACCTCATCCGTGAGGTTTTCGCAGTCGCCGAATTGCGGGCTGGGCAGAAGGGTTGTCGCTTCCAGTGCGGGATGGGGTGCCTGCAAGATGAACATGGAGACTCCTATGCCGAGAGCAGTTCACCCTCGAACTCGAAGCTGGCCGAGAAACTGTCCTTGCCGTCCTGGATCACAGGTTCATTCGGCGTCGTGATGACGCCTCTCCAGACCCTTTGTTCCCAATCGCTGAGCTTGACTTCCAGCCCCAAATGCTCCCGGACAAAGCGGATCAACTCATGCGCCTCCTCACGGTAAAGCGCCGAGAAGCTGAGCACGAGCGTCTGGACCTTCGGCCAATCGGGATCGGCGAAGATCGTCAGGGTGCCGCCCCGAGTCTCGCGGTTGATCCGATCGAAACTCAGGCGGTCCTTGTTGCCAAGATCGGGCGGGCGAAGCTCGATTGTGTCGGTCGGCGTTCCCTCCGCCGGGTAGATCAGCGAGAAACGGGATGTGACGCCGGGGAACGGTCCCTGGAGAGCGCCAGGAATAGGACCGCCGCCCGTGGCCGGGGCATAGTCGAACAATGCAACCGCACCGTGCTTGATGAGCACGTAGGTGACGGTCTGACCAAGCTCAAGGTCCGACTCAGCCATCCGGTTGCGGACAACCGTGACGCCGGCCGACTGTTCCAGGTCGATCTCGCTGCCCAGCGGCTTACTGCCGTGCGCGACGGCCGACTGGGACATCTCCAAGTAGCTCGATGCGGTCCCAAGCCGCGTGATCCACGCATCCTGATCCAACTCCAGAACGTTCTCGGCCGATACCAGGATGCCACCCGGTTCGATGAATCCGAAATTGGCGTTCTGACCAAGCGCGATAGGCGATTGCGCCCCGAGATTCAGCACCGTGTTGACCGATGCCGAGGTATTCAGCCCGGTCGTGACCTCGATGATGTCGAGCGTGCCAGGAACGAACTCCTGGTGGGTTTCCTGCAAGACGTTTGTGGCCGAGACATACCACGGCCGCGCGACCAGCAGGCTATGGTCCAAGGCAAGCGTGCTGCCTGCTGACAGATTAAGGACGTTGACGGTGCTGACGCTCTGATCGAGGTCTTCGAGCCAGCTTTCGGCATCAACGTAATACTCGTGCGTGACGAGTCCGGTAGCTTCCTGGCTGAACGCCAAGGCGTTGTCTGCCGTCAGGGTCCGAATGAACCCGGCAGTCGCCTCCTGGTCGAGAGTCAGTTGGCTCTCCGCAGATGCGTCTATGATAAACGCGCCGAGAGCTTCCTGACTCAGGGCAAGGACATTCTCGGCACCGAGTTCGTGAATCCACTGATCCGTTGTGACAGCCGCCGCTTGAGTCAAGGCAAGCGTGCTGTCGGCACTGAGATCAAGAATCCACTGGTCCTCGCTGACCGTTGACTCTTGGCTCAAACTAAGCGCGCTCGCGGCACTGAGGTCGTAAACCGTGCCAAGCGCCCCGTTCGCTTCCTGAGTCAACGCCAGAACGCTCGTGGCGGACACTTCATGGAGCCAGACGCCCGTGGTTACGGCAGCCTCGCTCGCAAGCGACAGCGAGCTTTCGGCGGACACATCATAGACCCATGCACCTGTCGTCACGACAGCTTCATCGGTCAGGCTGATCGTGCTGTCCGCGCCGACATTGACCGTCTTGGTCAATGACGCTAGGTGGTCAAGCGTCAGTTCACTGGACGCACTGCGGTCGAAGACCGCATGGAAACCCGCCGACTGGCTGAGTTCCAGGGCGCTTCCAGCGGAGACATTGATGATCCCGCCGGTGCCTTCGCCTTCCTCCTCGCCGAGGGCAGGTCGCATATTGCCCAGCAAGGAAGCAAGAGTTCCCAGCTTGCCGGTCATTTCACCCGTGACCGGAGATGGCTCAACTTCCACGTAAGCCAACTGCGCGGTGCCGACAAGACAGTCGATGCCCCCAAGCGCCCATCGCGGCGAAGGATGACCGATGATCTCCGCATCGCAACTCGCGGAACTGACAAGCTCCAGCGTGCTTGCGGCGCTCAGATTGATGACCTGGCCGCCGACTGCTCCTCCCAGGGCCAAGGCCAGGCTTCCCAGCCCGACGCCTAGCCGACCGCTCCGCGTTCCAATCGCCGGCAACGGTGCGTCCGGCCCGGTGAATCCAAGCTGGGCATCTCCCAATTGCCAGTCGGGGCTGCCCATCGCCCAAGCGGGCGGGCCGTGACCGATGATCTCGGCCCCATCATCCGTGGACTGCGCGACAACCAGCGTGCTCGCGGCCGAAAGATTGAAGACCTTCGGGCCATCCGGTCCACTCAGGGCGATAAGGAGGTTTCCCAGCATCGCGGCAGGCACGCCGAGCTTGCCGCCCATCGTGCCCGTCGATGGCAACGGGGCCTCCGCACCGGCGTAAGCCAGTAGCATGTTCCCCAATTGGGAGTCAGCAGTGCCTAGCTTGCCGGTCTGTGCCATCACTTAACTCTCTTCCCAGTGGACCAGGGAAAGCGCTATCTTCCCGGTGTTTTCGCGTGGATCAATGTAGACGCCAACCTGCAAGGGATAATTGTAGGAGTACATTGACAACGATTGCCACTTGATCCAATTCAGACCGTCCATTGAGAAGTAGTACAGCTTGTCATCGCCGGACAACTCGAACTTGAACCAGAAGAGTTGCATTGGTGGCACTATGCGGCCGTTGAACGACGGGTCGTTTTCGACAACGGAAGGCGAACTGTAGTGAATGAACTGCAAGTACGAGGCGTAAGTTGTTCCATGATAAAGACCCCAAAGCGTGAAATCCTCGTCCGTGGGATTTCGCATACAGAACCCGAGTCTGGGGCTGTCCGATGAGATGCCGTTGAAACTGAGCGCTGCCACCAGCTTCGTTGTCCCAGAACTCAGTGGCCGCATAAGAAGCCGATACTCCGGGCTGTTGGCGTCAAGATCAGGGTCTTCAACAAGGATCGCACTGCCCGTGTATGTCGCCGTGGCGTTGCCCTGATTCACCCACGTCCAGCCGGTATGAGGAGGCGCTTTCAATCGCCGACACGGCCCGTACTTGTGCCAGGCAGAGCCATCGTCGTATTCCAGAAACAAGCCGTCCGTAGGCAGAAACAGTCGTCCCTTGACCCCGGCAGCAGGCTTATTGGCGTACACATCGGAAACAAACCGATTCGCAACGCGGGCCTCCAGGCCGCCCTTCGTCAAGAGGTGAATGACACTGGCACCACTGGCGTGCGTGGCCGGCGTCGTGCCTTCCATGCCGCGCGTAACGGTGAACGTCGCGCCAGCCACGCCGGTGACAAGAAGAATCTCGCTGTCGATTTTGATGCGGAAATTCCCGCTGGTCGGAAAGGCCGTGGCGTCGATGACGCTGCAACTGGTGGCCGTCGTCGTGGTGATGGCCGCCGACAACGTAGTAACGGCTTGGTTGGAGAATCTCTCGGTCATTAGTATTGCCTCCAGTGCAGGACGTTCATGCCCATGTCAATGTAGAGGTACGGAGACGACGACGTGTAGCTCTGGTAACGGTTGACGATCAGCCCGATCTGGTCCGGCGTCAGATAGTCGGTCGAAGAAAGGCTGACTAATTGCGACCAGGTATAACCATTGACGGAAACGGAAATCACGCGGTTCGTGGCGTTGTCGGAATACTTGAGCCACACCAAGGGCGTCTCGGCGTAATGCTTTCCACTTGGCCAGCCGGTGATCGAACCATAGTTGCTGGTCGGACTCGCGTAGTTGTAGCCCTGAATGTAGATGTCCGTGCTGCTCCCGCCGATCCCGTAGGCTTGCAGCTTGCCGCTCACCGAATCACGGATGCAAAGACCACACGCCACCTGGCTTGCCGAGTTATAGGCCAGCCAATTCGGCAAGAACGCCATCTCCACGGTGAAAGGCGTGGAAGGATATGCCTTCACGCAGCCGGACATGGACAGACTGGTGGAATATGGCCCCAAGAGGTACACCGCTCCGCCTTTGTCGGTACAACTCGATGTTCCTTGATTTACCCATGTCGGAAAATCCGAGGCTTGCGGTGGTGTCATCGGCCAGATCGGGCCGAACTTCTCCCATGCCGTTCCATTGTCGCGCTCGATGAAGATGCCATCGGGCGGCACGAAGATGCGCCCCGGTGTACCGGCGGCCGGTTTATTGGCGTAAGTATCGTAAACCGACAGATCATCCTGGTCATGGGCATCCAACGCCCCCGCCGTAAGAATGTGATACACGGGCGTGGCGCTGGTATGTGAAGCAGCTTGGGTTCCTTCTTGCGCGCGAACGACCGTTAAGGTCGTGCCGCTCACTCCCGTCACCTTCATAATCTCACTGTCGATGAGAATGCGGAAGTTCCCGCCCGTGAACCCCATTGCACTGGCCACGTCGAACGATGTGTCATCATCGTCGATGCCCGCGCTCAATGTCGTGCTTGCTAGATTCTTGAATTGCTCGGCCATTAGTTTTCCTCCCAATGCAAGAAGGAGATCACTCGCGGAATGCCATTGGAGGTTTTCCAACTATTGGCAAAGACGCCTACCTGGTCGGCTGTGAGAAACACGGTTCGATCTTGGGCAGGGGCCACGGGGACAAAATTGAATCCATCGAATGACACCTTTACCAGCCGATTGGTCCCGTCATCCGAGAAGCGAATCCAGTGCATCGCAAATTCGGGCGAACCGTAGTAGAACTGACACGCCGAAACCGTGGTGTAATTCGTCCACTGGGTATAGAAGAAGCTGTAAGGATAGGTGCTTTGTCCCCAGCCGTAAGTGATGATCTTGCCGGAAGCGCTATCCCGCCACAGGATGCCAAACTGAGGGACAGCGTTGCCAGCGCTCGTATAGGTTGGCGACTGCGGCAATATGCAGACAGTGATCTCGTAAGGCGTCGAGGGGGCATTTTTGACAAGACATCGCAGATTCTCGCCCGACGATACACCTGGGGTGGTCAACACCATCATGCCCTTGACATCTTCGACCGTCGCGCTTCCCTGATTGACCCAGGAGAAATCGCCGCTGTTGGGAGGCACCATGCGATTCAAGGGCAGCATGTCCCAAAGCGAGCCGTTGTCATGGCTGACGTAGCCATAATCTGGCAAGTAGAGCCGTCCTGCCTGCCCGGCAGCATCCCGGTTGGTGATCGTGCCGGTGGCGAACTGCTCGATGTCCCGCTGGGCCAGAGAGCCGGCCGTCAACACATGGAAGACGGCTACGTCGGCGTCGTGGCTGGCCGCGCTGGTGTCTTCCTGCGCCCGCGTGACCGTGAAGGTCTTGCCCTGCACGTCCGTGACCAGCATGATCTCGTTCTCGACGATGATGCGGAAATTGCCGATGGTGGGAAACCCAACGGCCGACTTCACAGTCAAGCTGGTATCATCGTTGTCGATGGCGGACTCCAGCGAGGAGAGGCCGCCATTGGCGAATTGTTCATAGGCCATTGTGTTTCCTTCAAGCAAAAGAAAAGGCCGAGCGAAGCCGAAACCCCGCCCGGCCTATGGCGAGGGAGTAGGTTACGCACTCACCGAGTAGGTCACTTTGAGTTGATCGCCGTTGTTCACGGGCACGTCGCCGGAATTGAACAGAGCGGTCGCCCAGAGGGTGTTGCCCGCCGTATGGTCGCTCTTGGTCTGGGCGTTGGTTCCGCCACAGGCGAAGACGCCCTTCACCGTCCCGCTGGCCGTGATGTTGAAGATCGACACCGTGGTATTGCTGATCGCCTGGCCGCTGGCAGCGTTCTCCTGCCACTCAGGTCGGGTCGAAGCGCTGTTGCCGTTGTTGGCGTCGGTGTAATCCGCGAACTCATCCCAGCCGTTGCCGACCTGGTTGATGTTCTCGTAGGTGTCGCCAGCCGCCAGTGCCGAGTAACCCGCGTTGTCGATCAGACCGAGATACCACGTGGCAATCGCCGACACATTATGGAACATCACGTCGAGGAGCTTGTTCTTCCCCTCGTTGGTGATGCCGTTGTCGAAGTCGTAGGTGGCCAGAAGTTGCCCGTCGCGCCAGTGCTCGACATTGAAGTGGCCACGCAGAGGAAGCTCGCTCTTCGCAATCCCGCCACGGATAACTTCGGCTCCGGCAGCGTGCTTGAGCGAGAGCTTGGAAACGCAAGTGCTCATACGTTCTCCCAAAGGATGTAAAAGGTTGCACGACCGCCCGATGGCGGTGTAGGAAGATCGCCCCTCACCGCGAGCAGCAGAGCTTACAGACGGCCCGATCCGCGACGATTCTCTCGTCGGATTTGACGCATAACCTCGCGGGCAACCATCGTGGGTTGCTGAGCGCCGTTGACGTTGATGTCCCCGACCGTCGTGTTGTAGACCACGCTGGAAGGCTCGGGGGCCGGCGGGATGCCGGCGTTGATGGCCTGGAGTTCCGGCAGGAACCGGCGGGTATTCTTGGCGCTGGTGACAAACTCGCCCGCGCTGAGCATGGCGGGAATGGTGTCCGTACCTCGGGCCGCGCCCCCGCTCTCGAAGAACTTCATCTTGCTCATCAGGCCGCCGAGCGACTTGCCCTGCACGCCGCCGCCAACCGCCGGCATCGGCATGTTCCGAATGGAGTCATTGAGATCGTTTTGGGCGGTCTCGGCTCCATTGATCGCATCCTTGATCGTCCGATAGGCCGTCGATGCCCGCTCGCTGGCAGCCTCCGCAGTCGGGGCCAGAAGGTCCGTCTTCGTGATGAGAAGCTCCTGCCCCTTGATGGCGCTCTGCTGCATCAACTCCAGCCGGACGAAGAACTGGGCGTTCTGCGCGCTTATGCCGGCCCTGACGTTCTCCTGGATCGCCGCCTCTACCTTGGGTTCGGACGCCTTGAGCGCTGCCACCTTCTGCTGCCCCGCAAGCGCGTCTTCGACGGCTGTGCCCAATTGACTGATCTGGGTCGAAGTCTCCCGCAGCTTCTTCCTCATCGCGGAGTCGGCGGTCAACGCGGCTTGGTCGCTCAATCTCTGAGCTTCCTGCGCCAGTTCATCGCGCACTCGCAACAACTGTCCGGTGTGCTTCTCGATGCCGTCCTGGGCGAAGGCCGCCGCCTGGGCTAGCACTCGGCCGAGTTCCGGCCCAAGTCTCGTACCGGAAATGGCAACTTCGGCGCTGAGCTTCTTGATGAGATCGACGTTCTTGTCGAGGTTCGCCTGCTCTTGAGGCAGGCCGGACAGATCGTCGATGGCCTTGTACAGTTCCGCCCGCTTCTTGACCAGCCCGACCGCAATGTCGTCGGTGCCGGTTTGCAGGCTGAACTTCGCGCCGCTGGCCTGTTCAAGCTCGGTGATGATCGCCTTGAGCTTGATCGTGCGGCCTTCGAGCTTCGAGAAGATCGCCTCGATGCCTTCATCGAAGGCGAAAGTCAAGCTGACAGGCCGGTCGGTCAAGGCGCTCTCGAACGGAGCGCGAATCTTGCGGGTCAAATCCTGGATGCCCAGGAACTCCTCAAGATTCACGTCGCCTCGGCTGAGAACGCTTTCCAACTCCTGGGTAAGCGGCAGGATCGCCTTGCGGGCGGCCTCCCGGTCCTCGAACTTGACCGTGCTGTCCTTGGAAATGATCTCGAACTTGCCGATCTGCTCGATGAGCCGCTTGGCGTCCTTGAGTTGCTCACGCCGGGCCGCGATTTCCTGTTCGGCGGCCTGGGCCTGCGCCAAGGCCACCCTATTCTCCTGCTCGCGCAGAGCAAGACGTTGCTGGAGAATGCTGTTGACTTCGCGTTCGGCCTCGCCGATCGCCGTAAGGGCATCTTGCTGCTCGCCGACCGTCTTGGCTTCCTTGAGCCGGGCTTCACCCAACTCCAGGGCAGCATTGGCGCGCTCGTCGGCGGTTCTCAAAAGCTCTTCGGCCGCCTCGAAATCGTTTTCCTGAACGAGCTTGGCGGCGCGGCCCTCCAACTCTCGGGCGCGCTGGATTTGCTTGACCGCCTTGGCCTGGTCATTGAGCCGGCCAAGTTGGCGATCCAGATACCGCTCCTCGCTCTTGAGCTTGAGGTCGGAGGTTTCCTTGCGGTTCTTCTCGATGATCCGCGCGGACTCTTCCTGTCTTCGCTCTAGCTCGTGGATGACCTTCGAGATGAGCGAAAGCCGCTCTTTCAGTTGGTCCTTGAGCCGATCCAGGATGTCTTCCTGGGCCTGGACGGCGTTGGCCTTGTCCTCCTCATAGAGCCGTTTCAGTTCGGCCACCAGCCTGAATTGCTGCTGGAAGGCTTCTTGCACCGTTTGAGTGCGCGCGGCGTGGACCTTTTTCGCTTCGGCCGTGGCAACGCGGGCCTTCTGGTCCGCGTGTTCCACGAATACGTCGTGCTCCTGCCTTAACTGCTCCACCAATTCGGCGGAGGTCTTGATCGCCGCCTCATTCCTGCTTCTCCACCAGGCGATTGCTCCGGCCAAAAGCAGGGTAGCCGAGACCAGCGCGATGACGGGATGCGCGTTCAAGGCCGCGCGCAGCGCGATCAGTCCGGCCTTCATCCCGATGAGTGTTCGCAGACCGAGAATGACGAGATTGGATGACCGCAGGATCAAGCCCATCCCAAGGTTGATCGCCCCCGCGAGAGGCAGGATGATCGCCATCGAGAGAAAGGCGTCCTTGAGGGCCTTGACCATGTTGACCAGGCCGCCCATCGTCTCGATAGTCTGCTTGATGACCCTGAGCGCGTTGACGCCGAAGTCGTTGACGAAGTAGTTGCGCAGTTCGGTGAGTTCCCTCTGCACCTGCTGGGCGTTGGTCTCCATGATGATCTGGAACTTGCCCTGGAGGCTCTCGGCCCCAGCACCGCGAATCTCTTCCAGCACTTTCCGGTATTTCTCTGCCGCATCCCCGGTGAGGCCGAACACGCCGCGCCCCACGCGGATGTTCTCGGTCAACTGGGCGATTTCCGACGCCGTTCCATTGGTCGTATTGCGGAGCCGCTCCAGGAAGCCTTGGAAGCCGTAGGTCGCCACGCCGACCTCGGCATTGGCGACACCAAGTTCCGCGAACGCCGCCCGCATCGCCTTGGTAGGCTTCAACAGGCCGCGCATGGCATTGGTCAAAAGCGTCTGGGCTTCGTCCGCCTTGAGACCGCTAATCGTCAACGTGGCCAGCGCCGCAAGGACTTCATCAAGACTCACGCCCAGTTCGTGAGCCATCGTTGTGCTGCGGCCGATGGTGTTGGCGATCTCGCTGAGGACGAACCGCCCTTTGTCCACCGCCGCGAAGAGCTTACCGCTGATGTCGGCGGCGTCACTGGCGTTCATCCCATAGCTGTTGATGATACTGGAGAGGGCGTTGGTGGCGTCGTCCAAAGTGGAAACGGCGACTGTCGCCAACCGGGCCGACTCCACCAGCACCAGATGGGCGTCTGCTGCCTTGTCGATCTGGTTGGAGAGGATGTTGTAGTAGCCTTGGGCCACGTCCTCGATGGGGCGGTTGAATTCCTCGCTCACGGCCCGGACCTGCCGGGCAACGTCGCCGAGGGTGCCCACGGCAGGGCCGCCGATCGTCTGGATTTGGGCCAGTTGCGTCTCGAAGCCCATTGCCGAACTGAGGGCTTCCTCCAAACCATTGCGCAAGGCCGACATGGCGCGAACCACAAGCTGCGTGGCCACGACACGCGAGAGCGTGCCGAACGTGACCGTCAGCTTGTCGCCATGTTTCGTCGCTTCCTTGAGATTTCGGGCGCTCTCTCGCCCGAGCTTCGTCATCGCGGCCTGAGCCTGGTTGGCGGCACCGACCAATCCTTTCAGACTGGTTTGCGCCTGACCAAGCATGGCCACCAAGGCGGCCATGTTTCCTGGCGCTTGCGGGGTGGCGACTTGCGCCGCCTTGCCCGCAGCCTGGGCGTAACTCTGGACCTGGACCGCCGCCCTGCCGGCGAGCCGACCGATGCCCTTGAACGCATCCAGAATCGGCTTGGCGTTGCCGTTGAAGTTCCCCGCCGCCGTGGCCGCCGACTGCAATCTCTGCTCAAGGCCAAGCAATTGCTGATCGAGCCGCTGCAAAGCGGCTAGCGCTTCCGTGACCTCAAATCCGAGTGTCTGTGTGATCTCCGCCATGTTATCCCACCCGGATTTGTCTGGTACGAAGGGCTACGAAGGGATCGGGCAGGGAGACGCCTGCCGCGAACTTCTCGAAGGCTTCCTGCCCGAGCTTCTGAAACTCGTAAGGGCCAGGCTTCTTGAGGACCGCCGGAGGCGGCCACTTTGTCGGATCAGGGTCGATGTTCGCGTTGTGGAACTCGTTCCAGATCAGATGGGCCAGCGTGGTCGAATAGGTGAAGACGTACCTGTTCGGATCAGACCTGCCGGGATCGAAATCGCCCTCGGCATGTCGAAGGCCGTAGTTGTTGGATGTCGGCAGATTCTCATAGGCGACCTTGCGAGCCAATGGCAGGAAGGTTGCGGCGGATGCACCGCTCCACACGGGAATGTTGGGAAGGACCGTGCCAAGCCATTGAACGGTAGCGTCCGGCAGAACATCCGTAAGATGCTCGTGCAGAATCTTCCGATACTTGGCCTCATTCAGACGAGGAGCGCGGAACGTGCCGGTGAATCTCATGGTCCACAGCCTCACCTACGACGTGGTTTCTGGCCCAAGGGCATCCCTGCCCCCAACAGTTGAGCCTCATGCTCGCTCTCGTCGTGACTCGAAAGCTGATCGAACGCGACGATGAGGGCCTGCGTGTAGGGGCCGTTGTCATCCCAGCGTGACTTCACGCCGGGCGGCAGAATGCCTAGCCTTGTGCAGGCGCGCCAGACGGCGTATTCGCCGGTACGGTGGTCGGGCCACTTGTGCCTTCCGACCCCGGCTGAGGACCACGTAGAAAAACCTCTCGGGCCTGCTTGAGCTTGGCTTCATCCAGGCAGTTGGCTTCAAGAACCAGGCCCGTGATCCGGCCGATCTCGATCTGCGTGAAGCCGGCGCTCTTGAAGTCCTCCTCCCAGTTGGTCCAGGAGCCGGGATCATCGGGATTCACCGTCTCCCACTCGATGCCCGTGGGTTCGAGCGACTTGACGACCATGTACCCCAAACGACGCTTGGCGTAGATTTCCATGTCGTTGCGGTAGTTGGGGTTGTTGGTGTCGGCGATCAACCCGTCGCGGGTCATCTTCTTGGGCGGCACCGGCTCGGGCACGACCTTGTTGAAGTCCTCGAAGTCCGGCAGGCCACGGGCCTTGAACACGATGACCTCTTCGCCGCGCGGCAGCACCAGCGTGTACTCGGGTGACAGTGTTGTGGGATCAACTCCAGCGATCTTCATGTGCGATTACTCCCTCGCAAAGTTAAAAGAAGGTTAGGTTTGACGCTCGACGATCGGCTCGACGGTGTTGCAGCGCCCCTTGATGGAAATTTTGGAGTCCGCGAAGCTGACCTCGCGGCTCTCGCTGCGGAAATCGGGGAAGGTCGTGATTTCCTTTTGATTCGTGCCGCACGGTGGGATATGCGTGACTTCGATGTCCACCGCGTATGGCTCGCACTTGTCGGTCGCCGCTGACACCCATTCGGACGCCGAACCCTTGCGCTTCAAGGCGTCCATCGGTGAGATGGATTCGCCGGTTCCCGTGGTGATGTGTTCGTAGATGATGTCGAAACTGACATCCATCGGCACCTGGTCTCCTTCCCGCACGGTGTCGAGATCGCCCCGATCGAGATCGTAGGTGTACTCGTTGT